CAACATTCCCACACCTATCATGGCAGGGGTGCGAACTCCACTTCGACAATTTGCTAGCTGTGTTCTTGTTGATGTTGATGACACCCTCGATAGCATCTTTAGTTCTGATATGGCTATCGGCAAGTATGTTGCACAAAGGGCGGGAATCGGTATCAACGCAGGCAGAATCCGTGGCATCAACAGTAAAATCAGAGGCGGAGAAGTTCAACATACAGGTGTTGTCCCTTTCCTTAAAAAGTTTGAATCGACTGTCAGATGCTGTACACAGAACGGCATTAGGGGTGGAAGCGCGACTGTACACTTCCCAATCTGGCACCAAGAAATCGAAGACATCTTAGTTCTCAAGAACAATAAGGGTACAGAAGACAATCGAGTGAGGAAACTTGACTACTCAATCCAAATTTCAAAACTTTTCTACGAACGTTTCATTAAGAATGAGCAGATTAGCCTCTTCTCACCGCATGACGTACCGGGCCTCTATGATGCTTTTGGTACTGATGCATTTGACTCTTGCTATGTGGACTATGAATCAGATGAGCGTACTCCAAGAAAGACTATCGGTGCTCAAGAACTCATTCTGGACCTTCTGAAGGAAAGAGCAGAAACTGGTCGTATCTACATCATGAACATCGACCATTGTAACACTCACTCTTCTTTCAAAGATAAGGTGAGTATGAGTAATCTTTGCCAAGAAATTACACTTCCAACAGATCCTATCAATCACATTGATGATGAGTTCGGTGAGATTGCCCTGTGTATTCTTTCTGCTGTGAATGTAGGAAAGATTAAATCTGATGAAGAACTGGAAGAACTTTGTGATCTTTCTGTCCGTTCTTTGGAGGAATTGATTGACTATCAGGAGTATCCTGTAAAGGCAGCAGAACGCGCTACAAAGGCACGTAGGTCGCTTGGAGTGGGTTTTATTGGTCTTGCACATTACCTTGCTAAACTTGGGTTTAACTACGACTCACAGGAGGCATGGGACGCTGCTCATGGTCTTTCTGAATCCTTCCAATACTATCTCCTGAAAGCATCAAACAATCTCGCAAAGGAGAAAGGGTATTGTGAAAACTTTGGACGCACCAAGTATTCTGATGGTATTCTTCCCATTGATACATACAAGAAGGATGTAGACGAAATTACTTCAATTGAATTAGCGCATGATTGGGAAGGTCTTAGAGCATCTATCTTGGAACATGGTCTTAGGCACTCAACACTGTCCGCACAGATGCCATCAGAGAGCAGTTCCGTTGTGTCAAATGCAACCAATGGAATCGAACCACCTAGAGACTACTTGTCCATTAAAAAATCGAAGAAAGGACCTCTTAAGCAGATTGTTCCGCAGTACAATACCTTGAAGAATAACTACACTTTACTTTGGGAGATGAAATCTAATCATGGATATATCAATGTGATTGCTGTAATTCAAAAATTCTTTGACCAGGCAATCAGTGGCAATTGGAGTTATAATCCAGAAAACTATCCTGACAATGAAGTTCCTGTTTCTGTGATGGCACAAGACTTTCTTACTACTTACAAGTATGGATGGAAGACTTCATATTATCAGAATACTTATGATCAAAAGAATGATGAAGTGACTGATGAAAAATCAGAACTCCAAAATCTACTAAATGATATTGAGAGTGCTGAAGAGGAGGATTGTGAATCCTGTAAACTTTAGGTTATAATACATACAAGAATCAATAGAGATAAAGAATGCAATACGATTTTTTGGCATCTAAAGAACATAAGCATGAGATACAAGGAATGACCGTATTTAATACGGAACAAGTGAATACCAGGAAGCAACCAATGTTCTTTGGTAAACCTCTGGGAGTTCAGAGGTATGACTCTTACAAGTATCCAGTTTTTGATAAATTAACTACTCAACAATTGGGATACTTCTGGAGACCAGAAGAAGTATCATTACAGAAAGACCGTGGAGATTATCAAACACTTCGTCCAGAACAAAAGCATATCTATACAAGTAACCTCAAGTATCAGATTATGCTTGACTCCATACAAGGGCGTGGTCCTGGGATGGCTTTTATACCTTATTGCAGTCTACCCGAACTAGAAGCATGTATGGAAGTTTGGGGATTTATGGAGATGATTCATAGTCGTTCTTACACTTACATTATCAAGAACATCTATTCAGATCCTTCTGATGTCTTTGATCAAATCGTCAGTGATCCACGCATTCTAGAACGTGCTAGCACCGTTACAGAAGCGTATGATGACTTTATCAATAGTGCTCAACAATGGGGTACTGGAAGCATGTGGCAAAAAGACTTTAGAGATTCACCATCATCACACTGGGAAAGTAAAGATGTCAAGAGAAAACTCTACAGAGCAATTGCAAATGTCAACATTCTTGAAGGCATTAGGTTCTATGTCTCCTTCGCTTGCTCGTTTGCATTTGGAGAACTCAAACTTATGGAAGGATCCGCTAAAATTATCTCTCTCATCGCACGAGATGAAAATCAGCATCTTGCAATTACTCAAAACATCCTGAATAAGTGGAAAGCAGGTGATGATCCTGAGATGAAGCAGATCATGAAGGAAGAAGAAGAGTGGACTTATAAGATGTTTGATCGTGCTGTGAATGAAGAGAAGCGTTGGGCAGACTATCTGTTCAAAGATGGTTCTATGATTGGTCTAAATGACAAACTGTTACAGCAGTATGTCGAATGGATTGCAAATCGTAGAATGAAAGCAATCGGACTCAAACCTGTTTATGACATTGCAGCAAAGAATAATCCACTTCCCTGGACTCAGCACTGGATTTCTTCTAAGGGACTTCAGGTTGCTCCTCAGGAGACAGAAGTTGAGTCTTATGTAGTTGGAGGTATTAAGCAAGATGTCAAAGGAAACACATTCTCAGGATTCCAACTTTGATGACATAACAGAAAAATGCTTAGATGCTTATAGAAGAGCAGCAGAGTATGATGATTATATGTTTGGAAACCTTGACTATTTAGAGTCATGGATAGGAATTTCTACTGAAAGAGTATAGATAGAGAGGTTAAGTAACCTCTCTTTTTTATGCCTAAAAATCAACTGAATAAAGACGAATTTAAGGTTCGTGTATTAAAATTAAAGCACGAAGTTGATAAAGAACCATCAAGTGTATGGCAAGGGGATAAAGATTTAGCTCATAAATATCTGAATAAGGTTATCGATAAACTTGATGAGTATAGATATTGACTATGAGAATCCTTGGTATTTTAATGGATCTCCTTTTTTAACTCAAGATATTCAAGATAACTTTGGTTTTGTGTATCTTATTACAAACACACAAAACAATCGCAGATATATAGGAAGGAAATACTTTTGGTCATTCAGAACTCCAAAAGGTAAGAAACGCAAAGTAAAACAGGAATCAGACTGGAAAAAGTATTATGGGTCTTGTCCAGAACTTAAAGAGGATGTGGAACATTATGATAGACAAGATTTTAGCAGAACTATCCTATCTTTACATAAGACAAAAGGCAGAGTCAACTTTGAAGAGACCAGACAACTCTTCATCAACGGAGTTTTAACTGAAGCATTGGGAGACGGAACACCTGCGTTTTATAACTCAAATATACTTTCAAGATATTTTAGAAAAGATTACTTTGATTATTAAAGGTCTGAATGAGTTTTGTAAGAATGAAGGAATAGACGCATCAAATATGTGTAATGTTACTAAAGGAAAGTTTAAGCAACATAAAAAATATAAGTGTAAATTAATAAAATAGTAAAGATGAAATTTTTAAAATTCATTAAAAATTTTTTGAAACACTTGACAGAAACACCAAATGCTCTTATAGTTGATGAACAGACTGAGAGGACTTCAGAAAAGATTATTATGGAAAAGACGACTGAACCTGTATCTGTAATTCGTGATTGGTCTATCGAGCGTATTTGTTTACTTGCTGATGGGGACATTAAATCACAGTTCGATGGAGTGGCGATTGCAGAAGAGTTTGATGAATGGATTAACATTGATCCAGATCAAGAAGAGTTGACTTACCTTGCTATTGAACCTGTGGAATGGACTGAAGATCAGGAAATCGATACGATGTAATGGTTGACAAGGTTGCTCACATGCCTTATAATATGTGGGTGGTTGAGAGACCACTGCTGTGACCCCCTTGGTAGTTCAGGGTTAGAGGCGATAGGAACTACCACACAAGGGCAAGTAGTTCAGTGGATCAGAATAGCGCACTTCTAATGCGTAGGTCGGGGGTTCGAGTCCCTCCTTGCCCGTTGGAAACTTTATGTTTCCTTTTACCTGCTCTGCCTAAAGACGTTTAGGAGTACATCAGGATTTAAGTCCTAGAAATTTCTAGGCCAGAGGGATAGCTTCCTCTGTATCGGAACCATATCTCAATTGGTAGAGCACACCGCTGATAGCGGTGAGGTCACTGGTTCAAGTCCAGTTGGTTTCATTCCACCTTGAACAAGTGGAACGGGGATGCCATCACCTCGTTAATTTTATTTCACTGTAATGTAGTTTTGGATAATGTTCATTGAGGAGAACGGGCCTAACTCACCCGTAACTCCTCTCTTATGCGGAATTAGTTTAGAGGCAAAACTAAAGGTTTCCAACCTTTCGTCACCAGTTCGATTCTGGTATTCCGCTTTCGGGTTATCCTATAGATGTTCGGAGATCCTGATGAGGGTCTCCTTTTTTATGCTTTGATTTAGGGATGGTTAAAATTAGTATAACCCACTCTATATACTAAGGTTTACTTTAAGTCAACTTAACTTTTACTTAAAGAAAGATTTGAAAGGGTCTGTTATAATAACCAATTAATCATATTACACATAAAAAAATGAAAGCAATCGCAGCAGCTGCAGCAACTATTCCTCTTATGGTTGCCTGTGGTAGTGGGTCAGATAAGACTACATTCAGATTAGATGCAGCAGGTGCTACATTCCCTGCTCCTCTTTATAATTCATGGTTTCAAACATATAATCAAGAGACTGGCAATCAAGTAAACTATCAAGCAGTTGGTAGTGGTTCTGGTGTCCGTCAGTATATTGCTAACACAGTTGACTTTGGCGCGTCTGATGGTGCTGTAAGTGATGAGAAACAAACCATCCCCATGATTCACATTCCTATGACTGGTGGTGCTATTGTTCCTACTTACAACATGCCTGGTTGTGATGTTAAGATGACACAGACACAACTTGCTGATGTATATCTTGGTAAGATTACTAACTGGTCTACTT